GGGGGTCAACATAGTAGGCACAGAGTCAATGTCAGTACGAGAGGTACCTATGGGTTTGACAATACCGCCTGTGTTGTAATTGGGGAAAAGACCAACGCCGGGGTTGGCTGAGAAGCCACTTCCACCAAAACTGGAGAAAACAGCACTAATGAAACTACCAAGACCTCCGCCACCAGAACCACCACCAAATAGGCCAGAGAGAATGTTGCCAATAACATCAAAGAAGCCCTTGAAAACATCAATAAGGCCAGTGAGATCAACAGTTGCTGTCTTCTTGGTAATGTTGTCTTTGATTGAGCTGCCAACGCTCTCCCCAACATCATTACCAAGGTCAAAGAGACCTGAAAACATGTCTTGGAAGAAGGTGTCTAAACCGCTTGTGTCAAACGCAGCTTGTACGAAAGAGTCAACAACGGTGTCAATGATACGAGAGCTAAGATCATCAAGGACGTCAATAAAGAAATCTTTTAGAGTAAGGGCACTTTTAGCTACTTCCTTAAGCCCATCAGCAAAATTGTTCTTTACACCCTCTGCTTGTGATAGAGACTCGCCAAGTCTTTCTTGGAGACGTAGCCTCTTTTCAAGCTCATCATTCAGGGCCTGTGAGTTTATAAGTTCATCAACTGTAAGACCGTTGATCTCTTCTTGGATCTCATTAATACGGAACAGGTTAGTAAGTTCTGCAACAATACCATCTTTCCCAAGAGAAAATAGTTTAGAGATATCAACCTGTCCACCAAGACCCTCGAATACGGCTTTCAGACCGCCGACAGTGCTGTTAGCAAGGCTTCTAGCAATAGCGTCTGTTGAAGACTCAATTACATCTTGAGCAGCGTTTCTTGCCTTGACTTCACCCAGAGCAAGCTTGTTGAGCTTTTCTTGGGCACCCGCGTAGAGCTGGGCTTGCTTGTAAAGCTCTTTAAAGGTTTCTGCACCGAAGCGGGCAGCTATAGAAGAATCAACACTAAAGCCAGCATCTGAAAGGGTTGACAGAACTGTTTCGAACGGTGTTGCAGTATCACCACCACTAGTGTCATCATCTTCTTCTCTGTCTGGTGTATCGCCAAGAGCCGCAAGAATCGCTGCTCGGTATGCTTGCAGCCGACCTAGCACCCTAGATTGCTCAAGGGCAAACTCTATGATTTCGCTTGGTGAAGTACCTATAGACAGCGAAGCCAAAGCAAGCTGTTCTAACCTTAGTGTGAGAAGTTCTATAGCACCGCCGAGTCTGATAATATCAGCGATACGGGTTGGACTTAACTTAAATATATCATCTAAACTCGTGCTTGTCTCTACAGAATCAAGTGCCTGTTGTATCCCAGTAATGCCACCGATTGTAACGGCGCTAAGTATGTTTTGCTCTCTAACAAGATCACTCAGTTTTTCTTTGAGATCCTCAACCTTAATAAGAGTATTGTTATACTCGACTGTGGTCAAAGAAGCCCCGCCCCTTAGCTCATCATTTAGAGCCTCAATTTTAATGAGGGCCGCTGTGATATCTTGATTTACTGTGGCGAAGCCTGTTGTGAAACCCTCGGTGGCATCTCGGATAACATCTGTAGAGGGTAGCAAAATAAGTTCATCGAGTCCAATATCAGAAAGCCTATCATTGAACTTTTGAAGCCTAGAAACAACATCGTCAGCAGCGTCTTCAAGGGCGCTACTATCACCAACTCGGTTGACAAGGTCATCGCCTGTTAGCTTAAGAACATCACTAATTTGCTGAAATAGACGCCGCCTTGCTTCTGTTAGTTCTTCCCCTCCTGACCTAGTATCGTTGTCTAGGAACTCTAGTTGTTCAACAAAGTTGTCCAGTTTCTCTTGAAGATCTGCGTTGACGTTTCCTATGTCTTGCAAAGAAAAGAGGTCTGCAATTATCTCTTCCTGACTGTCTAGGCTAAAGCCTCCGTTTGAGATTTCATCTAGGTTACTGACAAGAGAAAGAAAAAGGTCCTCAGCCTTCTCCTTTAGGATTCTACGATTTCTGGCAACTGCGTCATCATTTGCCTTAGCAAAGGCGGCTTGGAGTCTTGCAAAAGCCGCTGGTATTTCTCTATCGCTTATACCACCATTATTGCCCCGGAAAGAATTACCAATTGATCCCACCACTTTGACAAGCTGCTTATTAAGCTCAATGGAAACTTCTGGATCGAGGAAACCAGTAGCAAAGTTACCAATTTCTCTGGCACCAAAGATACCTGCGGTTTCAGTACGAAGTATTTCCTCAAAAAGTCCAAGAAGACTTTTCCCAGTATCACTACCGGAAAGGTCCGCTTTAACAGCAGGATTTTTAAGCAGGTCAGCAATAGCTAAGACAGCGGGTATGGTCTCATCTTCGACTGCAGCACCAAAGGCACCAAGGGCCTGAACAGTTTCTCTAGAGACTCCATCCAAACCAAGTCGGCCAGCTATGAAGTTTGCTTGTTTTCCTACCCGTTTTTGGTTGGGGTCTGTAAATAGCCCAGAAATAGTTTGTTGTTTTCCGATGCTTTGACCAAAGAGCTTTGTAAGAGGCTCAACAACAAGTCTAGCCTGTAACTCAGCACCTTCTTCACCACCTTCACCCCCGCCTAGCTTAAGAACAGCGTCACGGGTAAGGAGAACAGATCTTTCTACACGACGAATTTCAGCACGAGAAAGTTCACCTTCTTTGGCAATAGTCTCTTGAGCATCTGAAAGAATCGTGTTTGTATTACTAGCTAGGCGTAAAGCTCTTTTTGCGTCTTCAGGGTTAGCACCTTCAAACCTGCTTGCATCAAGTATACCTTTAAAGTTAACCTCGATGTCACCAACATTATCAAACTCTGCAAGAGAGTCCTCAAGTTCGCTTCGTAGCTTTCTTGCCTCACGAGAAGCAACCCCGAAAATAGAAAGGATGCCATCGTAAGAATTACCTAGCTTCTCACTAAAGGAGTCTCCTTCTCCGAAGATAGCAACAGCCAACAAACCACCTACTACAATTATACTAGCAGCAATACCAGCGACCGTGGCGAAGGCAACCGCAACTCCAGCCACCAGCTGTGCGGCCAGAGTACCAAAGTAAGCGAGTATAGCACCGGGAGCAGCGATTGCTGCACCGCCAATACCACCAGCCGCCCTGACACTAGCAGAAATAAATAGAACAGCCGACGACACAGCATTTTTGATTTTACCAACACTGGAAACAACAGCGTTTCCAATATCCTTTAATCCACCCTTCATTTGGCTAAAAGAAAAGCTTCCCAGTAGCAGTAGGCCAATCATTCCGGCTGGGCCAGTAACAATTCTGGCGGCTGACTGCTTAATTTTTCCAAATATACCGTCTGCCTCTTCAGCAATAGCATCCCCAAAACCTGCATCTGCCTGACCGCCTGTAAATAGCAGGATACCAGAGATGGCAAGAGAAAGTTTTGTGCTATTTCTTTTTACAAAAGAGCCAAAGTTAACGAACGCAGCCTTTGAGCCTCTTAGTAAGGATGCAAGAGAGGTCCTGAAGCTAGCCCCAAGAGAGACAATAGAAGCCCCTGCTGAAGCAAATGCACCTTTTATAGAGGCTAAGTAGGGTGCAAAAGTCTTTCCAGCGTTGAAGCTTAGTGTTTCTATGTTTCTAAAGGCAGCACCAACGCCAGAAACAATAGTCTCACCAAAGTTACGGTTAACTTTTGTATTAGAAAACAGTGTTCCAACTTTAACAGCGTAGGTTTTTAGTTTTGCAATACCCTGATCTAGGTACTTTTGACTGCGATCACCAAAGAGGTAAGTGGCAATAAGACCACCACTAAGAGCTAGGTCAAAAAAGCCACCATTACCTGAAAGGACGTTAAAGGCAGAGGTAGCAGCAGTAGCAATTACACCAAACTTTAGTATTAGGTTACGGCCACCGTTAGGCCCAATCAAGGCCGCTTCGGCATAGGAAAGCTTTGGAGCTACTGGAGGTCTTATTCCAAGGTTCTTAGAGCTTCCGAAATTCTGTTTGTATTTGGCATTGGCTTTCTCAAAGTCTTTGTTTCGTTTTTCTAGGTCTTTGCGTTTCTTTTTAGTAAAGTCATCTATCTTTTTGTTGAAACCAAAACCGCCTAAGTAAGCAACAAGGCCACCAGAAATTACACCAAAGAGTGCGGCACCGATACCTGTAGAGGTAATAGCTGCAGCAACAAGACCGGGTAACCCTGTAAGCGCATCTGCAATTCCTTCACCAAAACCCTTAGCAGCCTGTCCAAGTGCGCTTATAATTTCTGGTATGTTTTGTATGATAAGCTCAATAAAGTTACCAGCGGCTGTACCAATTCCTCTAGCAAAATCTCTTAAGATTCCAGAATCAAGAAGGGCATCACCAAAGGCTTCTACGAGTACTAAACCCGCTGTGGCTAACAGGCCTCCTTTTAGGAATTTTATTAAACCAAGGCTAAGGCTAGAACTAAACAGACTAACTAATTTTGCGCCAAAAATTGCAGCAAGAATAGAAGATAGTCCGGGAGCAATGGAGTTAATGGACTTATAGATTTCGGCACCAAGTTTACCAAGAGGCTTACCTATAGCTACAAAAAGATCAGATAAACCTGTCCGTATGTACCCATAGGGGTCAGAGATAAAGCTACTAGCTTCTGCCTTAAAATCTATCTCAAACTTTACTCCCTGAGTTTCTTTACCTATGGCTGCAAAAATTCCAGTAACAGAGTTGCTAACCTTTTTGTAAACATCTTGGAATTTATTAACAACGTCATCCGCAAATACGGAGATTAAACCTCCGGCTTTTGGTAAATTTAAAAGGGTAAGGTCATAGATCCCCTCCATAGTGTCTGTCCACCAAGAGTTACCTATTACTTTGTCGTAAAGCCAGAAGAACTTTCTTTCAATTTCTGTCAAAACTTCAACAACATAGTCTCGTGCTGCGCCAAGTGGTTTGACATCATTCCTAGCGGATGCAAACACTTTGCTAAAAGGTTTAGTAATTTTAGAAATCAATTTCTCAAAATCGTTAACAAGGGCTTCTATTACCCGAGTGAAGATTTGGTTAAGCTTGTACAGCTCTACTATTATTACACGAACTACACGAAGGGCCTTAACGTTCTTGACAACATCACCAATAAGTTCGCTGGCAACTTCAAGCAAGAAGTTAAAATCTTCAAAAGAAGTTGCACGAAAGCGGAAAAGCCTTTGTTCAAGTATGCCAAAATCAACTAGCAAACCTGTTATGGCATTCCTTGTTGGCAGGAAAATGTTAGTTATTTTGTTACCAAGGTTGAAACCTCGCTGACCATACAGGTCAATAGCTTCTGTTAGATCAGCAAGTACAGCAAGTACCTCGTCAGCGCCGTCTGCACTAAACAACCTAGTAATATTACCTTGTGCTACTTCAAAGGAAAGTTCGTCAAAGAAAGCACCAATTGACAGTCCGACTCTACGGAACTGGCGTTCTACCTCAAGAAGAGGGCCTAGCAGGCCTGCTTTTACTTTATCAAATAGTGTTCTTCGAGGCAAAATGGCTGTAAAGATAGCGTTGCCAATACGCTTAGCTAAAGCCCCAAGTACGTTACCTACACCGCCTAAAATGGCTACAGCGTTGGTTGCAAAACGTTGAATAGCCGTGATCTGCGCATAAAGGGTAGTTTCAATTAGAGCTGAATCTCGAACAATGGTGTCCGTAATTCTTTTGTAACTTTTGGCAAAAAGGGAGGTAAAGCCTGTAACCTTGCTTATATCACCTACTAACCTACCTGCTGTATCTCTCAAAACCTGAAAGGCAGCAGCCGATGTTGATTCTAACCTTTCAAATTCTTCGTTAAGTTTCTCATTTTGATTGAGGAGAGCATTAAACACAACGGAGGTAGTTAAAGCTCCTTGTTCAGCCAAACCTCGAAGATCACCTATACCAACACCAATATCATCAGCAATAGCCGTGGCAATACGAGATGACTGTTCAAGAACAGAATTTAGTTCTTGTCCACGGAGAGTACCAGAAGCAAGACCTTGACCAAGCTGGAAGATGGCTGCATTTCCAGACTCAACAGTAGTACTAGAAAGTGCAAGGGCCTTGGCTACACTCAAAGAAGCCTTTTCAATGTCGGCAATAGAAGCCCCTGACTTTTGCAGGGCTAAACCAAATCTATTGAAAGTTACACCTACTGTACCAACAGCAACTCTAGAATCACGGGCAATTTTGTAGAGGTTGTTAAGGCTCTTGCCTAGTTGATCAGTTCTACCTGTTACCAGAGCAATACGGTTTTCAAGTTCTGTTAAACTGTCTGTAGCTTTGTTAATTCCCCGTACTGCTACAGTAGTACCGAAGGCGGTTGCTAACCCTGTGGCAAGGCGTGTAAGGCTACGGGTGACAGCCTTTGATCTCTTGTCAATGCTTCCAACAGAATTTTCTAGCTTCTGTAAGTCCCGACGCGCAGAGCGAGTATCTGCATTTACTCTAATATTTACTGCCATGTTTTTTCTCCTTAATAAGAATGCCCCCAACAGTTACTCCCTATCTGGGAGACCATCAGGGGCCATGTATTGTCAGGTACTTATGATACCAATTTTTAAAAGTGTCTGTTCAATAAAGAACTTTGGGGCTTGTTTACTACTGCCACGGTTCAGGTACTCAATGTGTTCTACATCGTTCCTTAGTGCCCCAACCTGTGTGCCTGTTATGCTGCGACCCTTTTCGTTATACCAGCCCTCTCGGGCCTCTCCTGTGTCTACAGGCGTGACAATCTGTAGTTGGAGTGTGGCAAAGTCTATTAGCTCAAAGATAGAAGCATCAGCAAGCTGAAAGACTTCTTCTTCAATCCTCTTTAGTTCTTCCCGGAAGTTTACTACCTCCAACGATATTGTGTTCGCCATTTTTTTCACCCATCCAGTTAACAGAATCACCACCTTTAGCAGCCATCATTTTATGAAGGAACAGACCTTTAGGTACTGCTCTGTCAATTTCCAGCTTTTCTTTGGCGTGTTGGCTCATCATCTTAAGAGAAGGAAAGAGATCTTCACCTTTAGCCTTAACACCTGCCGCACTTAGGAGTAAGGAGGTTCTTTGATCCTCTCTCCAGCCAGCGGGCCTTCGTCTAAAAAACTCAATCCAATTGAGCATCTCTGTATAGGGCATTTCATCGTAGAGTTGATAAACTGGCATGTGTAGATGGTATGCCAGTTCATAAATAGATTCTTCCGAGTCAGTTAGTTTCCCGAGGAGGCGTCCTGCAAACCAGAGTATACAAGAATTTGTTCTGTAAGCTCTGTGAGTTCACCGATAGGAAAACTATCAAACTCGTCATTTGTTAATTCTTTTGCTTCATCAACAGCAACGCGAATAACGTCACGGAGAAGCGCGACTTGGGCGTCATCGTCTTTAGATTTTTGTGATTTCTTGACAATCGCCTGTACTTCCATAACTTCTTTTACGGACAGTCGAGTGATTTCAATACTCTCTCCCATAAAGTTAACTTTTTTAGTTACTTTTTTACCAACTAGTGATTTCATTGACATAGTTATATTCCTGTTACTTATTGTGGGTCTTTAAAAAGGTGTTTGTTATGCTCTTGGAAGTCATCCAGAAGCTTGCGAATTTCATGTAGTACGGAGAGTGTTTCCATAATGTCTTTTCCAATATCGCTGTCATTATCGAAGTCTTGGAATCTTTCAAAAGTCTTACGGATACTAATGTCCACGCTACGTCGCATGTGCTTGAATGTCGTCCTCATAACAAAACTTTTGCTAAAGGGTTTATCGTGCATTACTATTCTTTCATGTTAGGCAGCAGGAAGCCCCGAAAGGCTCCCTACTTGGCTTATTAAGCAGCGGCTACTGTTGCAGGACCAATGAAGTCGGTCTGAGCAGACAAAGTAATGGTTGCAGTCGTAGCGTCCGTCAACTGTGGGTTGACAAGGATAGCTTCAACTTTACCTTGGAAGTAGAACTCTGTGTTCTCTGTTACAATAGTTGCAGCAAGGCTATCGGCTAGCGAAAGCGTTACAGGCGACATCAGAACACGGAAGGCAACTGTTGTACCTTTTAGTGCTTCGATAACCAGCATGTCTTCTGGGACGTAGTTGACGGTGATTTCAAGAGAAGGTGCGTCAGCTTGTCCTTGGACTTGCGAAGAAGTTGCTTGACCGTAAACAGGAACGTTAACGATGTTAGCAGGAGTACCTACAGACGGGAATTCCCGAATAGAAGGAATGCGGTCGATGTCAGCAACGTTTGCTGTAGCAAAGAGAGCTACGTACTCTGCGGAAGTGTCTGTATCTACCGGGATAGTGCCCGAGAAGATGTCAAGGTAGGTATAGATACCTGCCCCAATTGAAGTAATATGTGCCATTAGTTATTCTCCGTAATGTATAAAGTTAATTTGGTAGGTTGCGCCATAAAGCGACTTGTTATCACTGTCTATGCCTTCCATCCTTACGAAGGAAGTTCCAAGCTCAGTTCAG